GGAGTCATTATATACGGCATTGCTTCGTGGGCTGCGGCGTATGACTTCCCCGCTCGACGGCCCTGAATGTTTACGCGAAATCTCGCGCTTGAATTATGAATCTTTAACTGATTCGGACTTGGACTGTACCCGATGAGGTTCCAAAACTTTTTGCGGTTCAGAACCCGCTTCTTCAATCTGCGGGGCATCTTCGTATCCACATTCTGTCAAAATTGCTTCCATGCTGGCTGTGAGGTCTAATTCCGATTTCTCGGATTGACCTAAATACTGCTTACCTAAAAATATCAATAAGGCTGTGTTTCCCTGTTCCGCGTGTTTCCATTGCAGTTGGCGGAGGTTCAGCTTCATCTTTTCCTTACCCTTCTTTAACTGCGGTGTGAAGTTTTTTCTGATGGTTGCCTCTGCCACTTCAAAGAATCGGGCAATTTCATCTGTCTTGCATCCAAAGGATGCCAGCATTTCCACCTCCTCCGATGGGATGGTGTTGATGGTGGTAATGGTTGGTTCTTCTTTACTCATCTGTTTCCTGAAATAATATTTTGCATTTTTGAATCCCGCGGCGCCAATAGGTCTTAGCAGACGATACGCTGATCTCAAGCGCCTCGGCTATCATTGGGAAGGATAGGGTTTGTGTTCTCATAATGAATACTTCTCTTTCACGGGCGCTCATCTTATCGAATGCCTCATGTGCCGCAAGCTGATATTCGCGGAGGTCGGGTGCAATAAGACCACTTCGGAATACGCCAAGTTTCCGGGCAAATGATTCCGCTAATTCAATGGAATCAATCAGCCTCTCGGTGTCGGCATCGGTTAAATTAACCCAGTCCATTCAATATGTTACTTTATATGTTTACAATGATGTAACATTTTCTTTTACAAAAGGTTGGGAAAAATCTTAGAGGCGATATCCCAACCCATAAATCCGCTGTCCTTGGTCCCCCGGTTTCCGCCTGGAATTATCGGAACCTTGGCTTATCTGTTCAGCGGTTGCGGTTATCATTGCGGAACTTATGGCGGCGGCGGGTGGAATCGGTAGCGGAATTGATCCAGGCGGGTGAATACACAGCGGTAACTTGTCGAACTCGAACACCGTAAAAATTTAATCAATTAAACATATGTAAAATAAATATTGACATATGTATATATTAATGTATATATTACTTGCAATTAAGTTACCAATTGAAAGGGGTAAATAATGAAAATAAAGGCAACTAAAAAAGAAATAAAAGAAAAGGCCGGGGCTAATGTATACGCGGCTGGCTATTGCGAAATAGATTACTTATTGAAATATTATGATCCTTTTGCATATTCCGCCGGCCTTTACGGGTGGTCATGTGATTATTATAGTATAAAGGGCGTTGTTATTTCAACCGGCTATAGACCTATTGGTAAATCTATTGACTTTAGATTAATCCAAAAATATAATAAAAAAGCATCGGGAATATATACACGCGAAGGTGTGGAAGCAATTTTAGTAAAATTCATCAAAGAAATAACAAAGGGAGGAATAGAACAATGATAGAACCTTACTATAGATATTCTTTTTTATTGAAACATGATAACGGAAAGTTTTTTGTAAGTGTCATATCATATAGTAGAAAAAGCGCGGAAATTATGCTAATGAAGATGGAAAATTGCCCAAAAAGAGCAATAGAATTTATACGAAAGGAAAGGGTTGTAATATGAATCTAAACTGGATAAATGGCCCGGAATTCCTAATCATTGCAGCGCTGGCAATTACAGCCGCCTGGATAAAGGGTAAATATGACGCGCTGCGAATTGATCGGGATCAATGGCAGCGGACCGCGTATAATTTGCAGGAAACACTAAACGGAGGCAATAAACATGAGTGAATCTGTACTAACAAAAAAGGAAAATAAAATGAATACGACAAAACAATACAGAATCATTATTATCCCACCCAATAGTTACGATACGGTTAAAACATTGAGTTATAAGACTGAAAAAGAGCGTAAACAGTGGTTTAAGTGTCACGCCAATAATCCTACAATATCAAACTGTCAAATAATCCTCGAGGAGGGCAAGCATGAAACAGTTAAATAAGTTATTCTGTTTAATAAAGCACTTCAATAGATATGCGAATGCAGAATTAATTAATGAGGATGAAAGTTATTACTTTTATAGCATCAATAAGGGTTATGTAACGGAAATCCTAAAAGATTCATTAAATAAAATGGAATTATATAATAACAAACATAAGGAAACTATAAAATGAATAACAATAAATCGGAGAAAACGCAATAGAATAAAAGCACGCCACTAAATACCGCGCGGCCCTGGTGTCCGGTTTAATCCGGGCGCCGGGGCTTTTTTTATGCATAAAATGAAAAAAGCACACACACAAACAAACACAAACACCGCAACCGCGGCCAAGCTGCCAACCAATGGCGGGCGGGGTTCCAATGCTGCGCGGATCCGTGCAAGGGATCCGCAAACGGGCGCCGCGGAAAATATACGCGCCCGGCTTTTATATTTCAGGCTGCAGGGTTTTTTTATATTTCAAAGCACAGGGTTTTTTATATCTCGCACGGCAGGGTTTTTATATCCTAAGTGCCGGGGTTTAATAAAAGGGAAAGGAAAATGAAATGGGAATCATGGATGAAATCAATATCGAAGATATTGAAAAACTGAACACCTGTACACACTGCGGTGAAATGGGTGAATTCTGCGGTACAGTCTGCGAAGATTGCGAAGGGAATACAATCTCAGAAGATGCTGCCGAAGAAATGTACGAAGATATGTTGAATGAATGTTGTACAGAATGGGAAACGCCAGGCGGTACAGCAGCGGAAAATATGAGAGATCAGGATCCGACTATGTATAGGTGCGGGTTTAATGATTATATAGACAGCCTTCAAAAAGATGGATATATAATTGAGGGCTATTAAACAGAAAGGAAAATGAAATGGAAGAAGCAATACAATACAAGGGGTATAATATCAATATATCTATTGATGAATGGCCTGCGGATCCGCGGGAATGGGATAATATTGGCACTATGCTATGCTGGCATTCGGATTATGAATTGGGAGATATCCGTCTTAAAAATGAAGAATCTTTATTTGAGCAAATGGCCGAGGAATCCTGCTGCTTTGATCCGGACGGGTTTTATTCCGAAGATTATGAAAAGATAATGAAACACATGAAAGATAAGTGTATCATTCTCCCGCTATACTTATATGATCATAGCGGAATAACAATGAAAACAAATCCCTTTAATTGCCGTTGGGACAGCGGGGCCGTTGGGTTCATTTTTGTTAGAAAATCTTCCATAAAAAAGGAATATGGGTGGAAGCGGCTGAATATCAAAAGAATAAGAAAAATTAAAGATATTCTTATTTCTGAGGTATCCACCTATGATGATTATATATCCGGTTCGGTATATAGATATACAATCGAAGATGAAATAACCGGCGAATTGATAGGATCATGCTGCGGGTTTTACGGATACGATCATGAAAAAAGCGGTTTAATGGAATACGCGAAAGATGATATAGACTGCTGGATTGAACAGAAAAGAAAAGAAAAACAGAATCAGCTTTTCAAATATATCCGGTCAAGTGTTCCATTGGAATATAGGTGGATATAATGATATCAAATAAACTTCCGAAGTTATCCATTTTTAGTTTGGGAAGATTCTGGATATTGATACGGTTAAACAAAACAAGGATATTCTGGTTTATCAAGTGGAATGACCCGGATAATGTCAAAAAGGGATTGAAATTTTTAATTAAGAAAGGGGACTAAATGAAAAAGCAGGAATATGTCCGGCATTTGACGAACTTGGCAAAGCTGCTAAATATCAGTTATTACCGGGTCCGCAAAATACGGGACCAAATAGCCGGGCAATATCCCGGAGTGCCTCATTTTATGATATTTGGCACGAAGGGGTATTATGTTGAATCATTTCGTAATATGATCAAATAAGACAATCCAATACAATCCTGGCCGGGGATCCGCTGCGAAAGCGGCGGGTCCCCTTTTTTTAATTAAACAGATTGGTAAAATTCAATAAAATGAGCAATTTTCTTTTATATTATTTCACACAGGGTAATTTTATATTTTGAGCAAAAGGGTATTTTATATTATACCCTACAGGGTTTTTATATTATTTGCGCCAGCGTTTTTTATATTTTTCAGGGTAGAGGGATTGATCAGGATACCATTGTCTGCGGTTCTCAAGGTACTTTGCATACCTCGGATCGTTCCAAATGATTTTCCCTTTGGCTGGTTTTATATTTTTAGGCGCAGCCTTTTTATATCCCTGACCGGCGAGTTTTTTCTTATGCCTGATCAGCCATCCGTTCTTTTCGCGGTAATACATCCGGTTGAAGCAGTTATCAAGGTTTTCAACATCCCGGTCATCGTGCCAGCCGATCATCATCATACATAGGGTTTTATTTTTATATCTCCGCGCCCAGGGGCATTTTTGATCTTTCTCTGGCGAGAATTTGCAGGGATCAAAAATCAGATGTATAGACTCGTCCGCTTCCTTTTTCCCATTCAAAATCACACTCTCCTGTTCTTCCAACTTCCTTAAACCTTACCTTGTGAAGATGAAGCGTAAATTCATGCTTCGATTTATCATCACGGTGTACAATCATTATATTGTCAGACTTATTATACCAATGCGCTGATCCGGCAATATCATATGCCGTAGGCATACGCTCTTTCCCATCCAGCAATTCAATCTTACGCGGATGAGCGACAATCCAAAAGTGTACTTTATATGTTTGGCAGAATCGTTTTATTTCCGAAAGCGCCTGCGAAATATACTCTGTTTCATTCATACTGTCATTGGTTCGGAAGTGATCCAGCATATTCCACGGATCAATCACACATCCCCTTACGCCGTACCGCTGCACCTGAAATTTCATCATATCTAAAATAGCACCGAGGTTCCATCCGTCATCAGGCGGGTTTATGCCGTAGATGTAGGGGTCCAAATCTTTAATCGCCTTATCCTTTTCATGCTCAAGCATCCGTCCATCTGTATTCTTATCAAAGGATTTGCCAACCTTCTTTTCAATCCATTTGATTGCATGACGCTCCGGTGGGAAGTTCTCAGGTGAAAATATGGAAAATGCCCATTTCTCTTTATTGATGAGATTGATGATAAGCTGATCAAGGAATTCACTCTTTCCGTGTCCGGGGATTCCTGTAAGCACCGTCATCTCCTGCGGACGAACTGTCCAATATTCATCCAAATTCATAAATCCCGTGGAAACACCCTTTTCATGGCCGTGATCATAAATTCTGTCAATAAACGGCTTTATTCCGCTTAACCTATACTCACCCTCGACCGGATAGTCAAAAGAGCCGTAAAGGGCTGATTTTAGGGCATTTACGCCCATTTGGGTGATGACATCATTGGCATCTTTGCAGTTTTCGGGATATTCCACCTTTTTGCAGCGTGAGAATTCCAGCCTTCGGGCTATCTCTTTTTCAAGCTGTTGGCCCGGTGCATCATTATCTACGGCAAGATAGATTTCTTCCACATCTGCAAGTTTCTCAAGAAATTCATCATTGATCCACCGCATATGGTTGTTCAGGTTCTTTGAATTGGGAGACGGGGCGCCATTGGGTACGGATATCACATTGTCATAGCCAGCCTGAACAAATGATAGTGCATCCATCTCACCTTCGGTGATAATAATGGATTTATATTCGGATGCCATGAATTTCTCCCATCGGTAGGGAATTCCTCCGCCTCCTCGTTTCTGAGAGAAGTTCTTATCTCTATCCCGCCACTTTTCATTTATTATATTGCCGTCTCTATCAAAATAGGGAAAAACAATGCATTGGCTCATCTTCCCGGCAAGTTTCCGCTTTTCAGAATAAATGTTTTCAGATTCTAATGTTTCCCTGGATATGCCCCTTGTTTCAAACCAATCCAATGCAGTTTGGTGCAGCGATTTCTTTTCCCAAGGCATCACCTCTGGTTTGGGAGGCGCGGGTGCGCCGTTCTTTTTCATCACAGATCCCTGGAATTCACAATGGTGGCAATTATATAATCCCTGAACCCCATCAACTGAAACACACAATTCATATGACTTGGTGCGCGATCCAGAACATTTAGGACAAGTCGATTTCCATGTGTCCTGATCGCCGACCGGAACCTGAAGCCCGAGCGCGGAGAGTGATTGTTTAATAGTCATAATAGTGCCGTAGTTTCATATATAAAAATGTGTGTTGCCCGTTTAGAGGCAAACACACATATATTTTTATATATAGTAAAAGTATTATACATATATATCTTTAGGTATATATGTATACTTTTACTAATATGTCTCACCCTCGCCGATTTCACCAAATCACGAATTCCCCTAAATGCACATATTGTTGAACTTACGGCATTATTTTTGATAGGAATAGGTGTCTCACGGGTGTCGCACCTTTCCCCATTTACCGAAATGGCGCATTCCCCTAAGTGCTTATATTGTTTAAGATACGGCATTTTTTCTCTTAGAAAAAGGTGTCTCACCATTTTTCGGGTTTTTGGCATATTTCGGGAATTTCATATAGAAGAACGGCGATGATTTATTGCTCTGATTGATGATGATTTTCGTGCCGTATTTCCCTGTTTTCACATCAATTAAATCCATGGTTTTGAGGCGCCTGAGTGTCCTGTTTGCGGTATCTTTGCTCACTCGCAGCTTATCCGCAAGTGTCCGCAGCCCCATAAATATTTCCCCGTGTTTCGCCACCACCACATTCACATCATCCACCCTATATTGAAACGGCGAAGAATGGTCTGCGATGTGGTATAAAAGCATCAGCCGCATCAAGAGTTCGGGATCCTTGTATACCCATGATTTCGATGATTTGCGGAGGGATATCACCTCACTTCCAAAGCCTCTGAAGTCTATGCAGTTCCAAAAGGTGCTGGAAGATGGTCCACCCATAATCCAATTCTTTCTCTGTGATCATGTGATGCTCAAACATCCCGGTATCCTTATCCAATCTTAATATATGGGCGTGTCTGATGCTTTCCTGCCCGGGATTCATCTCTGCATCCATTTCGCGGTATGCCGACATCTGTATCTTCATCTCTGGATAGAGTCCTTTTGAAGTTTTCCAATCGAACAGGGTTAATTCGCCATTCAGTTCACCCTTCAGGTCGCAAGTCCCGCCAAATCCGTGGGCCTCGCTCACCATCTTCATTTCGGATGATATGTAAACCGGATCAAACAGCTTTTCCCATTCGAGATACGCCAGGTATCCATTCTCTGCTTTATCAATCTGATTTTGAGAATAATCAGAAGTATCCGGCTCAACACCTTTAATATGGCACTCTACCAAATGATGCGTCAGCGTACCGCTTTCGGCAGCCTCGTCTCTCACTTTGTTCGGATCCCTTCCAGCCATGCCTTCCCTTCTCGCCCACGCGATCAGCGCATTCTTATTCCATGCAAGCTGGTTGCCGATGATGGTGGTTACGGATGGAAGTCTTTCGCCATCCTGATTCTTATACGCCGTATGCGCCTTAACCTTTGCCATTGTTTTGCCTTTCTTCTTTAATGATTGCCCCTAAGAGCAGTAAATAGTTTCTCGCGTCCATCAGTCTGCCTTCGATGGCTTCATCACTCGCCTCGCGTCCATCCACAACATAGTTGCATATGGAATCAATATGTTTCAGGAGGTACACGCACAGCACCAGTTTCGGATCGCTGTGTGTCCGCTCGGCGATAGACTTAAAATTCTTGAGTTTATCCTCATTGGATATGGTGTATTCCTTCCCTTTGTCCTGCATGATGGACATTTCCTCATTAAAGGTTTCCTCGGCCCACTTAAAAAAGTCGGGTACTTTCATAATTCGCCCATATCTTTCAGGATATCCCTCACCACCTTATGATCCATTGCAGCAGATTTCAATTTCAGAACAATTTTCTCAATGAAATCCTGTGCCTTAATCAAGTCATCTTCAGATTTTGCATACAAATCATCAAGTTCAATCCGTGTCATACTTTTAACATCAATTTTATCCTTCGATGCCACTAAGCACCTCCCTGCTTAATGTATAATGCCATTTCTTGTTATCGGGATACTGATCCATGGGCTGAGAGAATATTTTAGACTTCAGCGCGGCATACGGAAACCTGATCGGTTCATCATTATCGCAGTCCCAACAGAAGAATTCCAATTTCATCACCCTGTCCCACGCATCATAATTCATAAGATCATTCACCTTCACCTTCAGGGTATCCCTAAACCCTTTTGTTTCCAAAAAATAGGATTCATCATCAATGACAATAAAATCAGGCGCCCCTCTCAGCATTTCCGGGATTTTGAAGAATACATTTCTTTTGATTCGTTCATTCTTTTCATCGAATCCGAACCTGATGTATTCTATTCCCCGCATTCCGAGGTATTCTTCCGCCCGTTCTTCCGCAAGGTTTGTTTTTCCGATGTTTCTTTGTTGGTATGTGGAATGTTTCATATTCTTCTTAATGGATTATGGCATAAATCAAAAGCCAAATGGGTAATGTGGCGACAATAAATACTGAAGATAAAAACCAGCAGAAAAACAGGAATTGAAAGAATTGTCTCACGCCACCGCCAGTTCCACGCCAGTATTCAGGTGTCTGTTTTCCCAATAGCAGAGAATGAGATATTCAGCGCTCATTAAATCAATGGGATCATTTAAGAACTGAAGTATCATTTCTTTTTCTTCTTTTTTTTGTATTGAATTGCCGTGCGTCCGTGCTTTTTCAGCCACTCGTTTTTATCATGGCGTTTTCTTTTTCTCATTTTTGCATCCTTATTCGGCAACAAACAATTCCTTCTGCAAAAATCGTTTCTCTGCAATCTTCACATAGTCTGGATTCAGTTCTATTCCAATCCACTTTCTGCCAAGTCTCTGTGCCACCCATCCTGTCGTTCCGCTGCCGAAAAATGGATCTAAAACGGTATCACCTTCACTTGTTCCTGCCTTAATGCAAAGTTCGGGTAATTCTGGTGGGAATACGGCGAAGTGTGCTTCTTTATATGGTCGTGTGGTTATTGTCCAGACAGATCGTTTGTTTCTGCCTGTCTGCGCAAAGTTTGCATCTTTCAATCCTCGATGTTTGAGCAACTCATCTTGGGTCCCGCCACGCAATTGTGATCTGTCTCTTATTCCCCAATCCTGTGCTGGTTCTCTTATCCCATCCGCATCATAGAAATACTTGGCTGACTTGGTTAAAAGAAATATATACTCATGCGATTTCGTGCATCTATCAGTAACAGATTCAGGCATAGGATTTGGTTTATGCCAAATAATGTCCTGCCTTAGCCACCATCCATCAGCCTGTAAAGCAAAGGCTACTCGCCAAGGGATACCAACAAGGTCTTTGGGTTTTAAGCCGTGAACAACTTTATATGTGCCTTGTTTTATGTATTGCGATTTATCTAATTCTGGATTTTTATTTTTATTCAAGTTGCTTTTCTTTTGTTTTTCTTCTCTTGTCCTGTTGTCCCCCTTTATTGAGCTTGCATAACTATCCCCCAAATTCAGCCATACTGTTCCATCGTTTTTTAATACTCGTTTCACTTCACGAAATACCTTGACCATCTTTTCAACATATTTTTCTGGTGTTTCTTCAAGGCCAAGCTGACCATCGTTTCCATAATCTCTTAATCCCCAATATGGCGGAGAGGTAACCACGCATTGAACGGATTCTTCCGGCAATTCGCCCAGCCGATCTATAACATCACCCTGAAATATCTTATTCGGCATCCAGCGCTTTCCTCGCCCTATAGCCTTTGTCCAGGCTGATTTTTCTTCGGTCTATTTCAGCGTCTAAGTACTTCACTTCATCTGCATTGACGAGCGTGTCAATCTGTTCTATTCCTGCAAGCGGGTGCAGAGAAATAAAACTTTCTCCATTGTCTGCATCGAAAACTTCAAGAATGATGTATGACTCGGTCAATACCAGCAACTTTGTGTAAGCATAAGAATGCAGTGCCACGCCATCTTCCTTACTGAACACTCGTACCCATTTTCCAACTATCTCGTTCATTATTGTTCTCCTTTTCTGGTCAAGTTCAGCGTCTATTTCGTAATGCTTTCTGTTGGCGTAGAATTCCAAAGCGTCGCGCAGCTTCTTGTTCAGAAGCAAAAGTTCCTGGCATTGCTTACAGTTAATCATCCGCCAACCACAAATAAATCGCCGCCGCCGCCCCAACCGATGATTTCTAAAATGAGTTCTAACATCTCGCCATCACAATCATTGGATTGTCCAATCTGTTTTCCCAAAAGAACAGAATCAGTTCTTCTGCCTTTTCAAGATCGGGGAATTGTA